CTGTAAATGTGGCGTTTGAAGTTGCCTGCGCATTGCTAATTTCAACTTTGACGGAAGCTATGGAGGTGTGATTCTGTGGAACCGACCCGGAGAACTGATTTTGTCCTATTTATTCAAGATAAGTTCGGGGAAATTCAAAAGCTGTTTACTAGAAAAAATGAGGGATATGGCGCAAACGGGGATCTCTTCTGGAATTTTCGCCAGACTGCCGAGCGGCTATACCCGTCCATATATGATCAGGACCCTTACGCCGCCATGTTCCTGGTGGCCGAAACGCTGGTGGACAAACACAACGTAGCACTGGCCAAAGGCATTGCGGTCAGCGAATGCGAAGAACGTCTGCTGGATCGGATTGTGTATTCTCTGCTGCAGCTGAAAATGATATATGAGCGTTCTGAACGATCGAACCCGTAGAAAGATTTGCGGGAATACTTGCACATTCCGCTTGCTAATTCCTGTGTTTAGAGTGATATATAGACTACCAAAACACAGGGAGGGAAAACCATGAAGATTCAAAAAGGCGACCGGTTTCAAGCCACCTACTCGAAGCAAAGTTATGTGATTGTTGGAAAATGGGGCGGCAACTTGGTGCTTGCCCCGACGGCGAAGGACAATGACGAATGCCTGATCTACTCGGCTGGCGAAATTGAAGAATTGGTGAACACGTTGAAGTGGGTCCGGGAAGCGGGGTGTGAACAATGACTCGCAAAGAACTGGTACAGGCACTGGAAACAAAATGGGGAGTCAAAGCAAACTATCTTGGCGTGCCAAGCTGCGCGTATGAAATCCATTGCGAAGAGGGAAACTTCCTAATCGACCGCCATGGCGTAGTCAGAGATCAAACCGGCCGCGAGTATTCCGCCGAAGAAGTATTGAGCCAACCCCAGACCGAGCCAGCCGAAGAGTCGGAGCCGATCGGGCGGGAGGAACTGCCGCTTTCGGGGTATGCGGTTGAATTGCCGCTGGAAGGCCACACGGCGGCGAGCCTGAGAAATTTGATCAACATGCTCGCCAGCAAAGAGAAGCTGCTTGTCAGCGCCTTTGCCCTGACGCGGCCGCTGGTGGACAGCCGCTTGGCGGAGGAACTTTGCAAAAGAAGCGTCGAGGATATGGAGAGTTTTCAGACGGTTTGGAGTGAATTCGGAGAAGGGCACTGCCTTGGATTTGAAGTGAATTTTGAAAAGCAGACTATGGCCGTGAAACTGGTAAAAGAAAACATGGCGGTGGAGGAAATGACGGCCTTTTTGGATCTGGCGGTTTGCATGAATGAAAATGCCAGAAAGCTTAAGTATTCTTCCTTCAAACCCGCCCAAGAGGACAATCCCAAATACGCCATGCGAACCTGGCTGCTTCGGCTGGGCATGAGCGGCGACGCTTTCAAAAAGACCCGAAAAGTCCTGCTATCCCGCCTTTCCGGCAGCGCCGCTTTCCGCACCCCGGCAGAGGAGGAAAAGCATAAGGCACGCTTGTTGGCCAGAAAACAAAAACCGTGTGCGGAGGCTGGCGATGTTTGTTAAAAGAGAAATTGTCGAGCGGCTGCGCAAACAGTATATCGTCGGCACAAGAGTTGAACTTGTGCGTATGAATGACGAACAGGCACCGCCCATTGGCACTCGCGGGACGGTAACCGGCGTGGACGACCTTGGTAGCATTATGGTTTCCTGGGACAATGGCGGCAGCCTGAGCGTGGTCTACGGCGAGGATTTGTGCAAAAAGATAGACTGAAATAGCATATTGAGATGCGGCCCTTGCGGGGGCTGTTTCTCGTACAATTAGACACGAGGCTTCTTCGGAGGTCTTTTTTTTCATGCCATGAAAGCTGATGAGAGGAGGTGAGGGGCTTATGGCGCAGAGAGGAAGAAAACCAAAGCCAACCGTTCTTAAGGAACTGGAAGGCAATCCGGGCAGGCGGCCGCTGAACAAAAATGAACCCAAGCCTAATAAAAAAGCTCCGCGCTGTCCTTCTTGGCTTGAAGAGGAAGCAAAAAAAGAATGGAAACGCATGGGCAAGATTTTAGAGCAGATGGGGCTGCTGACGGAAATGGATATGGCAGCTTTCGCGGGATATTGCCAAGCGTATGCCCGCTGGAAGGAAGCCGAAGAATTCATCACCCAACACGGGACGATGATCCGAACCCCCAACGGCTATCTGCAGCAAGTGCCGCAGGTATCCATCGCCCAGACAAACCTAAAAATCATGCTGAAATTTTGCGAACAGTTCGGACTGACACCTTCGGCTAGGAGCAGAATTGCGTCGGGCGAAGGCTCTATTGACCCAGCCGATGAGATGGAGCAACTGCTGGGAGGCGGTGAATGATGCCGTACCAATACACGCCTTCGCCCTTTATGCTTGCAACTTCCCGTTATGACAAAGCAAAGGCTGACCGGGCGGTTGCTTTCATTGAAAATCTCTGCCATACCAAAGGCAAGTGGGCGGGAAAAAAGTTTCTGCTATTACCCTGGCAGGAGCAGATCGTCCGGGATCTTTTCGGCATCGTCGGCGAGAATGGCAAACGGCAATTCCTTACCGCTTATATCGAAATACCGAAAAAACAGGGCAAGTCGGAACTCGCAGCCGCCATTGCCCTTTATCTTTTGTATGCCGACAACGAACCCAGCGCCGAAGTGTACGGAGCCGCTTGCGACAGATCGCAGGCTTCCATTGTGTTCGACGTGGCAAAGCAGATGGTGCAGATGTCGCCGGCTTTGTTAAAACGGTCGAAGATTACAGCCGCCACTAAGCGTATTGTGAACTACTCCAATGCCGGGTTTTACCAAGTGCTTTCGGCGGAAACCGGGACCAAGCATGGTCTGAACGTGTCCGGTCTTGTTTTTGACGAAATTCACGCTCAGCCGGATCGCAGGCTGTATGACGTTCTGACCAAAGGCTCCGGCGATGCCCGCGAGCAGCCGCTGTTCTTTATCATCACCACCGCAGGCAATGACAAGAACAGCATCTGCTATGAATTGCACGCCAAAGCGCTGGACATCAAGGCAGGTCGCAGAAAAGACAACACTTTTTACCCTGTTGTATATGGACTGACTGAGCAGGACGATTGGAATGATGAAGACAACTGGTACAAGGCAAATCCGTCTCTCGGCCACACCATCACTATAGAGCGTGTCCGCGAAGCCTATAAAAACGCACTGGAAAACCCTGCGGAAGAAAATGTGTTTAAACAGCTCCGCTTAAATATCTGGACATCGGCGACCGTGTGCTGGATTCCGGAGCATATCTACAGCCGGGGAGATCTTCCCCTCGACATGGATTCGCTCCATGGCAGAGAGTGCTATGGCGGGCTTGACCTTTCAAGCACCTCGGATATCACCGCTTTTGTCTTGGTGTTTCCGCCGCGAACGGAGGACGAGAAGTACGTTGTGCTTCCGTTCTTCTGGTTGCCAAAAGATACGTTGGAGCTGCGGTGCCGCCGCGACCATGTGCTTTACGATGTGTGGGAGCTGCAGGGCTATATTCAGACCACTGAAGGCAACGTCATTCACTACGGCTTTATTGAAAAGTTCATAGAGGAACTGGGTGAGAAATACCACATCAAAGAAATTGCCTATGACCGCTGGAACGCCACGCAGATGGTGCAGAACCTTGAGGATATGGGTTTTACGGTTGTTCCGTTCGGACAGGGATACAAGGATATGTCTCCGCCATCCAAGGAACTCTATAAGCTGCTGATGGAGGGCAGCATCAACCACGGCGGAAACCCTGTCCTCAAATGGATGGCGCAGAACGTGGTAATGCGTCAGGACCCTGCGGGAAACATCAAGCCGGACAAAGAAAAGTCTGTAGAAAAGATTGACGGAATTGTCGCCGCTATTATGGCGATAGACCGCTCAATACGAAATAAAGGCGATACCAGTGTATACGACGCGAGAGGGATTTTGTTTTTGTAAATTACGACATGAGTGATAAAATAAGGGGGAATATCAATCGATTGGAGTGATAAAATGGGTAGATTTCGGGATGTAGTTATTAAAAATTTGTATGCAAAGTCTGGAAATATATGTGCGTTTCCTGGGTGTAATTGCAATTTGACTATATCAGGGAGCAATATATCGCAAGTTGCTCATATTATTTCTGAAAGAAGCAATGGACCTAGGCATGATCCTAATTACGGAGATTATGATTGTGAGGAAAACTTAATATTGTTGTGCTCTATTCATCACAAGATAGTTGATGACAACGAAGAAATGTATACAGTGGATTCTTTACTCGGAATGAAGGCCTGCCATGAAGAGTATATAAGGTCGCTATTAAATAAAAATAATATAAACGACAAGGTCATAAAGGATTTTCTCGGTGTAGTTCACAGTAATAACATTAGAAATATTATTGAAACGGTGGATTATACAGCTCCTTTTTCAGTGGGTGTTTTTTCGGATATAGAATGCGCTATTGAAAGTTTCAACAAATTATTGAGCGGATCAGATATACCAAATTGTGAGGTTGCCATTGAAAATGATATAGTGCATTTTAAGGGTATGTTAGAAGAGATATTGAGTCATGTTTCTATTAGAGGACAGATCACTACAGATGGTAATTCATTTGTGCCAAATTCGCATAAAATTGAATCTGGACAAATGAATAATTTGTATAACTAGTCTTCATGTCTGGCAATAATGATACCAGACAAGGAGATGAAAAGAATGGAAAAACAGAAGACCGTTACCAAGGACTTAAACCTGAAACTGGCAACTCAGCGGCTGAGCGTACTGCAATTGGCGGAGGCTCTGGGAAATGTGTCCGAAGCCTGTCGCCACTCCAAGATGGATCGGACGAGCTTCTACGAGTGGAAACGGCGGTTCCAAACCCACGGCCTTGAGGGCTTAAAAGACTTGCCGCCGATTGTTCACAACCACCCACAAACAACCTGTGCGGAAATTGAAGAAAAGATTATCGCCGCCAGCCTGGAGCACCCAGGCTATGGTTGCATCAAGCTGTCGGCGTATCTTAAGCTGCAAGGCATTTCCGTCAGCTCACCGACCATTCAGAAGATCCTCATCCGGCATAATCTGGGCCAGAAACACCAACGATGGCTGCGGATCGAAGAAAAACACCTGACCGAAGGAATGGTGCTAACGGCAGAACAGATTCGTAAAATCGAGAAATATAATCCTTGCTTTAAAGAGCGCCATATAGAATCTGGGCGGCCGGGAGAGCTACTGGGCCAAGATACTTTCTTCGTGGGCACTCTAAAAGGTGTAGGCCGGGTTTATCTCCATGCTGTGGTGGATACGTGCAGTTCATTTGCCTTCGGATTTCTCCACACTAGCAAAGTGCCGGAGTGTGCTGTAGCCGTTCTTCACAACGAGGCGCTGCCCTTTTATCGGGAGAAGAATATCCCGGTTGGAGCCGTTTTGACGGACAACGGCAAGGAGTTTTGCGGAACGGAGACGCATCCCTTCGAGCTATATCTGGCCTTCAGTGACATCGAGCATCGGCGAACGCAGATCAAAAGGCCACAAAGCAATGGTTTTGTGGAACGGTTCAATCGGACTGTACTGGATGAATTCTTCAGAATTGCCTTCCGCGAAAAATTCTATGAGTCCGTTGAGGCATTGCAAGCCGATCTTGATACCTGGCTTCACCATTACAACTTCGAACGACCTCATTTGGGCTACCGGAACTTAGGGAAAAGGCCCATAGATTCGATTCAGGATTATCTTGCCTCAGTGCAAGACATGAAGATTAGTTGAACAAATAATTTAAGAAGAAGTTTGGCTGAGATATATCAAAAATATCGGTACGGGCTTTAGAACAAAAAAGCATCTGTCTTGACAGGTGCTTTTTTTGCGCCCATTTTTAGGAGGTGACTCATGAAAATCCCATTTCTATCAAGATTTTTTCAAACAAGAGCCAGCCCGAAAAACAGCTTCTGGGGCAGTGCCTACAGCTTTTTCTTCGGCGCAAGCTCCAGCGGCAAGACGGTCAATGAGCGGACGGCGCTGCAGACTACGGCAGTCTACGCCTGCGTCAGAATTCTGGCGGAAACCATCGCTTCGCTGCCAATGCACACTTATCGTTATACAGCCAACGGCAAAGAAAAAGCTATGGACCATCCAATTTACTATCTGCTCCACAGCGAGCCAAACCCGGAGATGACCTCATTCGTGTTTCGTGAAACACTGATGGGGCATCTTTTGTTATGGGGCAATGCTTATGCGCAGATCATCCGGGACGGGCGGGGCAGAGTGGTCGGCATGTACCCGCTCTTGCCAAACAAAATGCTGGTCAACCGGAACGATCAGGGAATCCTGTACTATCAGTATGAAAAGGATGGTCAGACATTTTTATTGCGCAATTACGAAGTCCTCCACATTCCAGGGCTTGGCTTTGACGGTCTTATCGGCTACTCGCCGATCGCCATGGCCAAAAACGCGATTGGTATGGCTATTGCCACAGAGGAATACGGCGCCAAGTTTTTTGCCAACGGGGCTAGTCCTGGAGGCGTGCTGGAGCATCCGGGCGTGGTCAAAGACCCGGCGCGAATCCGGGAAAGCTGGAACGCCGTGTACCAGGGCAGCAGCAACGCCCACCGGGTAGCTGTGCTGGAGGAAGGCATGAAGTTTCAAAGCATCGGCATACCGCCGGAGCAGGCGCAGTTTTTAGAAACTCGCAAGTTCCAAATCAACGAGATTGCCCGCATCTTTCGCATCCCGCCACATATGATCGGCGATTTAGAGAAATCTAGTTTCTCCAACATTGAGCAGCAGTCCTTGGAATTTGTCATGTACACCCTGGACCCGTGGGTGGTTCGCTGGGAAGAAGCCATACAGCGAGCCTTGTTCAGTGAAAGCGAAAAGCGGCAGTACTTCGTAAAATTCAACGTGGACGGACTTTTGCGCGGCGACTACCAGAGCCGGATGAACGGCTACGCCGTGGGCAGGCAAAACGGCTGGCTATCCAGCAACGACATCCGCGAACTGGAAAACCTCAACCGAATACCAGAAGAATTGGGCGGAGACTTGTATCTCATCAACGGCAACATGACCAAGCTGGCTGAAGCGGGGGCATTTGCCCAAAAGAATGCAAAGGGAATGGAGGGAAGCAAATGAAGAAATTTTGGAACTGGGTAAAAAACGAGGATGGCCGCACCCTGTATTTTGACGGCTATATCGCCCAGGACAGCTGGTTTGACGATGATATCACCCCGAAAAAATTCAAGGCCGAGCTTACGGCATCTGCCGGTGACATCGCGGTTTGGCTCAATTCTCCAGGCGGGGATGTGTTTGC